TCGCCGTTGATGTCGTTGAGGACTTCAACCGGCGCGGCCTGGGGCCGCATGAAGTACAGCGCGGCACCGCCGGCAAAGACTTCAACGTAGCATTCGTGAGGCGGAAAGAGCGGAATGAGGCGGTCGGCCAGGCGGCGTTTGCCGCCCATCCAAGGGATGATGGGTGTAGACATTGAGAGCAAGACCTTTACTGTATGGATAAACAGATGCTAGGCTCGCCGCGCTTCGTGCACGGAGTAAGAGCCTAGGCTGGACTTGCAGGGCCAATCTGCAGGGACGGCGGCCGGGTTGGATGTTGACGCATCCACTCCGGTCGCTCTTTTTCACTTCGGTGTTGAGACTTCTTTGGCATAGGCCTGACAGGCCGCCAACGCGATCAATCCTTGGTCGCCGGCATCGGTGATGCCGATAATTCGTTGAGCATGCGTCGGGTCAAGTTGGGCTCTTGTGGCGCCATGAACCACGCCGCCGGTTGGGGTGGCGGCTGACACTGTGCGGCTACTGTCTGCAGCGGTGGCGTCGAGTAGGACTGACAGGCGCAGATCAGCAGTGGCAAGACGGTCGCGCAGGCGACCTTGATCACGTTGGACATCGCTCAGAGCTCGGTAATGGGTTTGTTCACTGACTGAAAGCCGCTGCTCCAAAGCCAGACGTTTGGCCTGCTCGGCTTGTTGCTGCGCGACAGCGGCCAGTGTCAGTTGATTGAGTGTTTCAGTCTGCAGGCGGGCTTGTTGCTCAAGCTGCCGGCCGTAGCGCCAGTCCTGAACCTGCCAAGCAGCCATGGCGGAACCTCCGGCCAATATGGCCAGCAGCACGCCGATGCCCAGCAGCCGATACGGTGCCGGGATCAGGTCGAAGAGACGCATAGCACCGCCCTCGCCCGCTCCCACAAGTGCAGCCGATCCGCCAGGCCATTAAGGCCGCCGTTGATCTTGCGGGTAATCGCCTCGAATTCATCCCGATCCGCCAAGGCGTTCAGTTCGCGTACCCACCAGAACCACGAGGCCGACTCGGCAGCCCATTGCGGCAGCTCGAGCAGCTCCGGGGTGCGCTGCAATCGTTCGTCGCCGAACAGCGCCAGGCTGCAGCGCAGATAATTGTTGCGGCCGGTGATCTGAATCAGACCCCGACCGCGATAGCGCTGGCCATCACCGTCCGGCTCTGGTGTATTGCCCAGCTTGGCGGCCAGATTACCGGTGTCGTACTTGCTCAGGTATTGGTCGCCGCCCAGTTCCCGGACGTACTGCAGTTGGCCAGACTCGTGCCCGACTTGGGCGAGGAACGCCGCCTGGCGCTTCGGCGTGTTGATCTGCCAGTGGGCCATCGCCGCGTTGAGGACAGAAACAAAAACGCCCGCTTGGCGGCGGGCGTTGGGCATGATGAGTTGCAGCTGTTTATCGGTTAAGGACATACAAACTCCAGGCATAAAAAAACCGCTCTTGGCGGCTATGGGTTCTCTGTAGCGTTACTTCAGGGACACGACTTTGACCGGCTTCGCCTCCTTCTTCTTTTTCCTGCCCTTGGCCTTGGCTTTGCCGTTCTTGCCGCCGTTGCACTCGACGGTGGTCGACCAGCCGGCTTGGGTGTAGACCTGCTCCACCGAGTCCGCCAGATACTCGCCATCAAGCCCGACCTTAAATCCCTGGGCATTGATCGTCCGCTCGGCAAACAGGTCCGTGCGCCCGGGCATTTCAAACCGAACATCCGCGCTCGAGCGGTTGAACGCCGCCAAACGCGCCTTGGCCGCCGATTCCGCGGCGGTCTTGTTCGGGTGAATATGCCGATCGGTATGCACCGCCGGCAGGCCGTCCGGCACGTCGTCATTGTCCAGGGAGACGACCGCGAGCTTTCCGGTCTTCTTGTCCTGATGCTTGGTGGCCACCGCCTTGTGCGCGCTGCGATCGCCAAATCGAAACTGCCAGCGACTGACGTCACTGCGGGTCAGCGTGACCGCCCCGAACGCCTTGCCGCTGGCCGTCTGGCCACCTTGGCGGGGCATCACCAACAGCTTCCCGTCGCCCACCTTGGCGGTACAGTCGTATTGCTTAGCCAGGCGCGTGATGAAATTGAAATCGGATTCGCTGAGCTGGTCTGCCCGGGCGACCTTCGTCGTGACCGGGCACACCGGCTGCCAGCCGTTTCGCATGGCGACATCGCTCACGATCTTGGACAGCGGCACGTTCTCCCAGCTACCGCTGCGGATGGTCTTACCGCTGCCGCGCATGTCGCTGGCCTTGCCCTTGATCACGATCACATCCGGCGGACCGGATACCGTGACCTCGTCCACCACATAGCGGCCCAAGCGCGCCAGGCTCGTCTCGGCATAGCCCAGGTAGATCTCGATGCCGATGCCCTTACGGGGCAGTGTCACCAGCCCGTCGCGGTCATCGATGCGCAGTTCGAACTCGTCCGACTCCATGCCGGGCTTGTCCGTGGTGCTGAGCTGCAACAGCCGATCGTTGATCAGGCTCGTGATATCGGCACCATCCGCCACGATACGAAAGATGGGCGTCATGAATTTTTTCCAAAAAAATACCCGCACAAGGCGGGCAAGAAAGTAAGGAGCTTGAAGAAATGAACGACATCAGTGTAGACCATCAATCCCATAGCGTTACCTGCTCCGTAGCGGAGGCCAGCAGATCCGGCAGGGTGAAGACTACCCCGGCGCGATAGGGTTGAGGCTCGTCAGCCAAGCCCTGATTGGCATCCAGCACCGCCTCGACACTGCCGACCAGATGGCCGTAGTAGTTGTGACAGATGGTGTCCAACAAATCCCCGTCAGACGTTCTGCATGTCGTCGCCATAGCGTACAAACTCCAGCGTAAACCCTTGTTTGCGCGGGATGCCACCCTGCATCAGCGCGCTCTGTTCTTCATCAATGCTCTTGAGGCACCAGTTCCCCAGCACGTCGCCATAGCCCGTCACCAGACTCAACGGCTCAAGCCTGGCGCCGATCGCGCGCAACGTGTCGAGCTGCTTCAGGCCGCCCTTGAACCCCGGAAAGATCGCACCCTTGAGCATGATCTTCTCCTCGCCCATGCCCACGGCCTGCTGCGCCGGCCGGCGCGACAGGCGTTCCTGCGAGGCCCAGCGGAATTCGGTCGAGCGTCGCAGCTCGTCAAAGGCCGCCGTGTCGAGGTTGAAGAAATACGGCTGCGCCTTGGGATCTTGGGGCTGGATGATCAGCAAGTGCGGGAACGGCTTCACCGCCTCCGGTGCCGGCGTCGAATCCGTGGCAAAGGCTCCGGTGGGCACGATGTTGGCCAGCGCCGGACTGGCCTTACCGGCGATCTTGTTGATCGCCGTCGCCGCCTTGCCCGCCTGCTCCTTCAGCACCCCCATGCGCTCGTCAATCTGCGACAGCGCCCGGGTGGCCGTGTTGTAGGTGGCCACCACCTGCCCGACCTTGGCCTGAGCCGCATTCACCCCGCGCATGACCCGCTGCAGCTTGGCCCCCATTGCGGGGCCGACAAAGGGCAGCCCCTCCAACTCGGACGCCGCGCCCGTGATTTCCCCGATCGCGCCGTTCACCGGGGCCAGCATGCCGTCCAGGCTGCGCCGACCGGTTTCCCCGGCAGAGGCCAGATACTTCAGCCCCGACTGTAATTGCCCCAATGCTTCCATGAGCCCTCCTGATTAAACGTGTGGCGCGTCAAAGAGCTGAGCGCTCCCCATTTGCTTGGCCATGTCGCGATAGTGCTGATCGAGCAACGGCTTGAGCTGACCGTACAGCTGCGCCGCGTCCTTCACGTCACCGTTGACCACCAGCGAAAACGGCGCCTGAATGTCCACCTTGGATTCGATCTTGGCGGGCTCCGGCCTCACGGCCGGCGCCAGGACCTTGGCCAGCGGCCCGGCCCCGATATCGGCACTGGCCAGCGGCAACATCATCGAGCGCGCGGCGTCACCGGGCTGCGTTTCGGCAGCGGTTGCAGCGCGGGCGGGCACAGCGGCGGCCGGCAGCACCGGCGCACCACCACGGGCCATCACCAGCGATCCGACCACTGGCGCCGCGAACGACTTGGCAATGCCGCCCATCACCGGCGGAATGTCCTTGCCGGCATTGCTCATCATCAGCGGCCCGGCGGCCGGCATCCGCTTCAGCTCGTCGGGCGTGCCAAACACCGACTTGCCGATCGCACCACCCAGCGCGTCACCGCCCTGGCTGCCGAGATACCCCCCAATCAAACCGCCGACAAAGGTGCCAATCACCGGCAACACCGCCGTACCGATCGCCGCACCAGCGGCGGCACCGGTCAGCGTGCCCGCCAACCCGCCCGCCGCCGCGCCGTAGCCCTCAGCTTTCTCGTCCCGCGTCTCGGCGTTCTGATAGGTGTCATAGGCCTTGTAACCGGCTTCAGCTACGGCGAGTACCGCCGCCCCTTTGACCACCGCACCGACACCACCCCCGCGCAAACCGCCGCCCTTGCCGCCCGCCCGGCCTTTCTTGCCCTTTTTGCCTTCGCCACCGGCATCGAGGTCGCCGCCATCCAGCCCGCCGGCACCACCGGCCGGCATGTTGGTAACGATCACTTTTTGCGGGATGTTGGGATTGCCCATCAGCGAGCCGCGCCCGATGTTCATCAGGCCCTTGGCAATCTTGAAGCTGCTCATGGCGGTCTGGAGGCCGATCACGGCCGCGACAGCCGCACCGATGCCGGTCACCAGCCGGGGCGACTCATCGGACAGTTTGGCGAGGCCTTGCGTGACGGAGGTCACCCCCTCGACCACCGCATCAGTCACCGGCCGAAAGGCATCACCGATGCCACGCATGGCATCGTCGATGCCCTGGACCATTTCCGCCTGTTTCTGCGCGGAAGACTGCCGGCGTTCCTCAAGGTTCTTGTCGAGAATCCCCGTGGCGCTGGCCGACTCGCTTTTCAACTTCGCATACAGATCCTTGTTCTGCATGAACGCGGTCAGGGCGCCCTTGACCTGCATGTCGGCGAACAGATCGCCGGTACGCAAGGCCTGCTCCAGGGAGGCAATCATGGCCTTGGCTTTTTCCGGATCGGCCTCCTGGCTGATCTTGGCCGTCGCTTCCGCCATGGCGGCGGCCTTCTTCGGATCGGTCGCCGCGATGTACTTCTGGGCCAGCTCAAAGCTGGATTCCAGCGTGGACTTGCCATTCTGCAGGCCGGTGTTCATCGAGCCCTGATAGTCGATCCCGGCCTTTTTGTAGGCCTCGACCGTGTCACCCGAGCCGATCTTTTCCATCCAGTTCTTGAGGTTGTTCGCCGCCTCGTCCGAGCCGCCGGCGGTCTTCATTTGCACCTGAAGCATGGCGCCCAGTTGCGTGACCGAATCCATCCCGGTGATGCCCAGCTTGCCCATGCCTGCCAGCAGCTCAGGAAACCAGCGCGCCATGTCGGCCGCCTCGAAGCTGCCCGCCTGCCCTTGGTAGGCGATCGCCTCCAGCGCCTTTTGCATCATGGCCGGATCGGTGATTTTGGCGTTCTGCCCCAAGGCGTTGATCATGCGCGCCGTTTCGCCGCCATCCGAGCCTTGGCCCACGACGAACTTGGCCGCGGTCGGGGCATATTGCAGGGCCTTGTCCAGCTCCATGCCGGCCCCCACCAGCGCGTTGACCACCTCGGCCACCTGATTGCGCGCCATGCCGGTGTCGCGAGACGTGTCGATCACCGTCTTCGACAACTGCGCTTCTTCAGGCTTGTTGGCAATGTTCGCCTTGATCGCAATGTCACGAATGATCGCGCCGTAGTCCGCGCTGATCTTCGCCGGGAGCGCCAGCGCGGCCGTGCCGGCGACCGCCTGGCCGACACTGTTTCTCAGGCGCTGCTTGCCCTCATCGAGCTGCTGGTGACCTTTGGCTTTCAGCTCGGCCTTGGCGGCCATCTGCCCCATGGTGCTGTAAGCCTTGGCCAGATTGCGGACTTCAACGCCTTGCTTCTTCAGGCTGCTGAGATTGCTTTCCAGCTGTTTCAGCAGTGCGCCGGCGCCCTTCTCGCCCGCCATGTGTGCTTTGCGCCATTCATCGCGCAACCGCATGGTGTCGCCAATGGTCTTTTCCAGCACCCGGGCTTTTTTGCCTTCGGCTTCCAGGCGCTTGATGCGACTGGTGACATCCTTGAACGCGGAACCCACGGTAGAGCTGACCGCCCCGCCAATGACCAGGCCGAGCGCGAGTTTGTTCGCCATGTACTTGCCCTATACGTCGGGTCGATCAAACAGCGGCTCAATCCGTGAGCCACCAAACCATCTCTGAAAAGGGCATGGCCGTAATCTCGGCAGCAGAGAAACCGGTCTCTTTCGCCAAGCGCTGGGCCGCCATTTTGAGGGTGGTTGCGTTAAACGTCGTCTTCTTCGACCAGGCGAAAATAGCCCGCCGATAGGCGCTGATAGTCCTTGTATTTCAGGCTCAACAATTCCGCCTCGGTGAGCCCCAGCAAGCTGCTGAACAGCGACAATTCCTGTTTTTCATAGTCGCCATTGCCCGCCACCTTGGAGGCACGCCAATCCATGACGCTGGGCGCACGCATCATCAGCTTGTCGGTCAGGACACCGCTGATCAGGGTCTTGTATTTGAGCGTTACGGTCACGCCCTCATCGCTCAGCTTCAGCCAGCTCGGCAGCTCTTGGTCTTGGGTTACTTGAGTCATGTGCTTTTGTCCTTAGAGGCCGAGGGCCGAGCGTTCGGCGGCAGCTTGGTCGACACCGTCGACCACCATCACCATGTTGAGCGGGTCGATCTCGTACATGACCCGGCCGTCGATCTCCAGCTTGTAGTAGACCAGCTTGATCGCGTGCTTGATTTCAGCCTTGTCGGCTGGTTTCCAGTCGCCCATGTCGACCTCTTTGATGCCGCCGCGCATGGTCACAATGACCGGCGTGACCACGCCCCGCAGGCCCTTGAAGGCACCGCGAAACACGATGTTGCAGGCGGTCTGATCGGCCAGGCCGAAGTACTTCAGCGCCTCGCGGCGCACGCCGTTGGTGGTAAACGCCGCTTCCAGCTTTTCCAGGCCCATGGCGATTTCGACCGGCGACAACATGCCGCCGCCCTGATAGTCGTCGGTCTTTTGGGTCAGCTTAGGCAGCGACAGGGTCGGCACGTCGCCGGCAAAACTGATGCCGTCGACGAACGCATTACAGTTGGAGAGAACTTGAGGAATCATCGAACGGCCCCCTTAGGCTGCTTCAAGAACTTCGGTCGCCCATTGATCGGTGACTTCGAAGAGGAAATTCGGGTTTTCCGCCGGCGGCACGTCGGTGAAGCGGATGCGCCAGTAGACTTTGCCCTGCATGATTTGGCTGGCCGTGCTCATTTCGTCGTCCGCGTAGACTTCGAAATTGATCACCGCGCCCCGGTTTTTCTCGTCGCGCATGAACGCCTGAAGGCCTTCGGTCACGTCCTTGACGTAGGTCTTGGTGATCGAGCGGTCGACCGCCCACTTGTGCCCGGCCTGCACCGCATCCATGAGGATGTCGCAAGTTCGCACCCGGGTGATGAACGCCCATTTCGGATCGCTGGACAGCGTGCGGTTGCCCCACAAACGGAAACCGCCGTCACGAATGATCGTGGTGATGTTCGCGTTGTTGAGCAGGTTGGCCCGGCAGGTGGCGTCGCCGTCCAGGTACTCGACCGGGCGGCTCGTGCCGGTGATACCGACAAACTCCTTGTTCGATGGCGACGCCCAGTAGCCGTACTCGGCATCGGTCCAGGCAAACAGACCTGCCGTCCACGCCGAGCCCGGTGCATCGACCGTCGCGCTCTCGATCGTGTCCCAGAACTGCACACCCGGATCGACCAGAAACAGGCGCTTACTGCCGAAGTTCAAGGCGTAGGCCATGGCGGCCTCATCGGTGGTATTCGGTCCGTCGATGATGGCGATCGCGCGCAACTTGCCGGCCAGGGCATCCATGGCGGTGGCCACCGCCTGCGTCGCCGAATGCCCCGGGGCAATCAACAGTTTTGGCTGGGCGTTGTGCTTGCTCTTGCCGTCCAGCAACGCCTGAAGACCGGTACGCTGGCCATCGGCAAGAACGCCACCAATGATGGCGGACGTTTGCAGCGCAGCATCCTCGAGCTTGGGCACGCCGACAGCGACGATCACCGCCTTGGCCCGCACGTAAATCGCGGCCGCCGCCTTGGCGATGGCCGACCCCGCGCCGAACGCCGCGATGGCTTCGCGCTCGGAGGTGATCAGCTTCAGCTCGCCGGCCTTGGCCGTACCGCCGCCGAGGATGCCCGGGGTGAAGGTGTCGCACAGACCGATGATCGACGATGACGGCAGCGAAATGGTCCGCGCCCCGGTGTCGAGCAGCGTGGTCGTAACGCCGTGAAAGAAACTCATAAAGGCAATCTCCAGAAACGAGAAAGCCCCGCATAAGCGAGGCTGTGAGGGATGTTCGTGTTACGCGTAACGGAAAAGAAAACGCCCCGTCAGTGCGGGGCGTTTATTGCGGCTGGATATCCGGCTCAGTATCCGGGTCCGGATCATGCGGCAGAACGGGTGGCGGCGCTTGAACGGGCCAGCCACCGGACAACACCTCATCAGAAAACTCGCCCGCTTCAATCAGTTCAAGCAACGTTTTCTCACGATCAAAGCAGGCTTGTACATGGGCACGCACAGCCGATGAAACCTCCAAAATCTGCGCAGCGTCGAGGTCGACGAAGCCGGAGGCGGTCTTGAAGTTGCAGCGATAACCGGCGTCGATCAGGGCTGACACGGCCATACCGGCAATCAGCGACTGACTGTCACGGGTCGTATCAATCGATAGGCCGTCAACAATGACGCCACCCCCCTCACGGCGGTAGCGCTCATCAGCGATTAACTGCTTCAGTTCGCCAACCGTGCGGATGGGGTCGGCCGGCGGGGAGAACGACCAGTCATCGCCATCCTGAACGGCAACCCAGCCAATAGCCGGCGCAACACCCTCCGGCACCGGAACCCAGACAAACACCGCCGGAAACATTTTCGAGATGTCGCCGGCAAGGCTTTTAAGCTCGCGCACAACACCTTCATAAACCCATGCGTAAAGCTTCATGCGTACTCCTCCAGCAACGCCACACCTTTAGATCCAGCAGCGCCGGGTCTGGCCGCCGTACTCGGGCCAGCATGCACACCGCTTGCACCAGCGCCGTATCCCGATCCCGGTTGAGCCGACGAAGCAGCGGGCCCCCCAGAGCCGAACGGCGAGCTACCCCCCACCCCCGGAAGAATGGAGTTGGCGACCGACGTCCCTCCCTCCCCGCACATGCCAGCGCTATTGATAATGCTGCCACCCCAAGCCACAGGCCCAGGCAACCCGGCCCCCCATAGCGACGACGACGTGACCGCGGCTGTAGTCGGCAGCGCTGAAGCGCCACCACCCGGGCAACCCATAAGCGCACCAAACGACGTCATACCGCCCGACTGACCAGCTCCACCGGCAACACCAGCCAATCCACCATCGCCAATGGTCACGAGAACACCCGCGCCAACTTCATCAGCAGTAAACCAGCCCTCGGCCCAACTCCCCGAAGCACCGCCACCGCTGGCCGAGTTGCTGCCCGATCCCGTCGCTGGCGTTCCGCTGCTCCCTCCGCCGCCGCCGATCGCCCGCACTCGAACGAACTTCATGCCGGGAGTTGGCACGTACTGCGATGTCGCCTTGATGGCCTGCTTTCCAACCAGACGCCCGGTGCGCGCGGCCAGCATGGCGATATCGATGCTTCCCTGATTGATCGGCGCGTTCCAGGCCTTGATGCACCACATCACCGCCAAGTTGCGCGGGCGTGCTTCATTGCCGCCCGAGGCATTCAAGTAACTGCCAAAGTTTGAATTTCCAGACAGCGAACCGTTATCGGCACCAATACCGCCGGCATTGGTGCCGCCGGTGTTTCCAAAAACCGGAACACGACTAAAGGTATGGGTGTGAGCTTCGTTCTGCCCAAGCTGGTAGGTGCCGATTCCACGGCCCGCATCGATACCGCGACCATGATCCCAGCCGCGCAGGAACTCGCCACGCGATTCCGGCAGACGGAAATTGCCGGCGCCTTCATCACCCTTGTTGAACGTAGTTCCCAGATAAGCCGCAAGATCCGGATAGAGCGCGATACTTTTGACGCTACCGTCCAGCTCAAGAAAGCCCGGCGCTGCTGTACCAGTAGGAAACGCCACGGTGGCACCCACCGGCAACGCCGAGGCCTGGGCAATCATCGCCTCGATTTGGGTCTTAGTGTAGCTGTCCGTGATGCCCATCCCGGCCAGCGTGCTCGGGTTATCACCCGATACCACAACCCCCCGATCGTTGGTCTTGACCCGAGTCCATTCGCCGGGCGTCTTGTTCTTCGGCAGCACTTCCAGAATGGCCGCATCGACGTAGGCTCGCGAGGCCAACACAATCGCCGGATCGATCTTGAGGGTGATGTTGCCGGTGCTGGTGACGATGAAGTTCATCCGCACGATTTGTGTGCGGCCCGAGCCTTGCGACAGGATCGGCTTGAAGCTCGGCGCACAGTTGGCCACCGCCACCAGATCGCCGTCCGCGTCGTACAGGCCGATTTCGCGAATCCACTTACCGCCCTCATCCGCCGGAATAATCTGCTCGGCGATCAGCACCGCCGGGTTGATCGGATCAATCTTGAGCTGATTCAGCGGCCGGCGCCGCCATTCGTTGATTAGGGAGGTTTGCGCGGCATTGGGGATCGGGTCGGTGTTGTTGGCATCGCCCACGCCCATTTCGGTGATCTTCCAGGGAATGCCGAGCGCGTCGGCGTTCGCCTGCTTGGCCATGCCCACGTTCGTGAGGATGGCGAAAAACTGGGAATTCACATCAATCATGGTAAACGTCCAGAGTGTCTATGGAGTGTTCGCGCCCCACCACGCCGAAGCGGCCCGTGACCTCAATGTCACGCATCACCGGCGGGTAAACGTCGATTTCGTCGCCTTCGTACAGGGCGACACTGATGTTCAGATTGCCTTGGGTTTCGAGGCTGATCGCCAGCCCGGTCAGGTGCCGGGTGACCGGCTTGGCGTCGTCGATCAGGCGCTCCAGCTCCTGATACATTTCCTCGGTAATCCCGGTATCTAGAACGCCAACCTTCAACGCGAAGGTGCCCGGCTCGCCTTTGGGCACCGTGTTGAACCACTCGACGATTTCAATCAGGTAGCCCAGGGGCTCGACCACCCGACGCAAGGCGCCGATGGTGCCCTTGTGGGCATGGATGTAATACGACGCCTTGATGGCGGCGCGCTTGGTCGCTTCGGGCCACCGGTAATCCCAGCGATCCACCGACCACGCCCATGCCAGATGGGGCAGCAGATGCACCGGACAGGTATCGGCGTTGTAGAGCGTGCGTAGCGGGACAATTGTGCGCTCGTAAAACGTCGCCTCCAGGGCGCGCTCCAGTTGCGTGCTATTGCTGGGCAGCAGACTCCTCATGTCGCCCCCGCCATCGTCACGCTATAGTCGAAGCACCAGGCCGCCTGCGCCTTGGTCGGGGCCAGGTCGACCCAGCCGGGCAACTCGACCCGGGAAACGCCGGCAACGTGTAACTGAGCGTCAATCGCCGACCGCGCCACCTCAACTCCCAATCGCTTGCGCGGGTTGACCCAGGCCGCCAGTCGCTTGATGGCCTCGGCCAAACTGGCATCCCCCTCAGGCCCGGCGCTGCTCATGTGCAAAATGGCGTCGATGCGGTAGCGGATAATCTCCGCACTCTGCACCGTCACCCAGTCGGTCAGCGGCCGCACATCTTCATCATTCAGCGCCGTGTCCACGACGGCCAACAACTCAGGGCCGGCCTCGCCTTCCCCCTCCGAACTCAGCACCGTGACCGTAACGCAGCACGGGGCCGGGCTTTCCGCCGTGGCATCCGCCACCAACCCCGACGCGTTACGTGAATGCAGGATGTAGCTGTTACGCGGGCCGGCCGTGGTCAACCCTTCAAACGCCAACTGGATGCGCTCGCGAAACGGATCGTCCTTTTCCTTGATCTCCGGTACCGGCGGCACCGCTGTCAGATCCTCGGCCTGAATCACCAAGCGCTTCAGATTGACGTTGGCCCCCAACTGATCGAGGTCACTGCCAATGGCATGAGCCAGTAACAGCGCCTTGGCGCCGTCGTTGACTCGGGCGCGGTTCCCGACCTTGATGTAAGCCCCGACCTCGATCACCTTGGTGACCGGGTCGCTTTCCAGCATCGCAGTCCAGTTGCTCCCCATGTAGCTGCGAAAGACGCCCAGCCCTTCCTCATAGGTTGCCTCAAAGTCCAGCGGCTCCAGCACATCCGGTGCCGGGAGGGCCGACAGATCCAGCAGACTCATACGCTGACCTCCACAAGAAAGCTGTCACCGAGGTAGTCGCCGGCAATGCTCAGATTGATTTGCCCGTCCAGCACCGACAGCACGCGTACGCGCTCCAGTTTCAGCCGCGACTCCCAGCGCTCCAGGGCACGGATGGCTTCCGCTTGCACGGAGCTTTTCCAACCCTCATTGACGGGCAAGTCCACGTAGGAGCGAACCTTGCTGCCGTACTCCGGCCGATGCCGGCGGCTGCCCAGAGACGTGCCCAGGACGTCACCCATGGACTGGCGCAGATGCTCGATGCCGGAAATGGGCTGGCCGGTATGGCGATCCATTCCGATCATCGACATCACTCCTTCGGCGGCTCAATCTCGGGATGGGCCTTCAGGTACGCGATGGCTTGCTCATCAGAAACGGACACCTCGATACACCCCTTGGCCACCGACAGCGTGCGATCGCTGCCTGGAATGATCAGGGTGCGCGACGTGTACACCTTGTCGCGAAAGGTCAGCAGCAGATCCGCCGACGACTGCTCGGCGGCCGGCTGTTCAGTGGTCTTGGCCATGTTTTCTCCAGGCATAAAAAACCCGCACTGGGCGGGCTGTTTGGAATTGTTGATTAGTGCGTGTGATGGTTGTCGCTGGATCCAGCAGCGAGGATCGAGGCGCCACCGGTGATGTTCTGCGTTACGTGTAACGTGCCGTCGACTTCCACCGCTGCGACCAACTTGATCACGGCCGATGTGACCGTCATAGAATCGGGCGTCAGTGCGGCCTCGGTGCCGCCGACCTTCACCGTCACGGCGTTATCCGTCACGGCGACTTCGGTGCTGCCGACCTTGATCGTCACCGTCCCGGTGGGCAACGTGATGGTGTAGGTCTTGGCCTGCCAGTCGTAGATCAGCGAGCCACCATCATCAAAGCGCCAGACTTCCACATGATCGCGGTTGTCCGGCTGGGCGCCGGCATTGCCGTACAACCCCGGGATAAAGGTGCCCATGCCGGCCTGCCCGCTGGGGTTGAACAACACGCCTTGCTCGCCCAGACTCGGTGCGCGCCAGTGTCGCGCCTTGCCGGCTGCGAGGCTGTGCCAGCGCACCCAGGCGCTGGTCCATTCGCCATTGGAGACACGGACCATCGCCGCCGCCAGATCCACACCGACCACCACGCAAGGCATCAGCATGGCGGCAATCATGCGGTCGTGTTCCGCACTGGCGTAACTCACAGATCCTCCGGATGAACCGGGCCGTCACCTGGCTCGACATTGATCACCAGCGAGCCCGGCGGTTCGTCTGGCCATGGCCATTCCTCCACGCCCAAATAAATCTGGTGGGTCCACTCAACGAGCCAGACCACGTAACCGTCGAGCTCTGGCTTGGTCCAGTCCTGTGTGGCCTGAGCGAACTCAGCGGGCTCTACCGCCAAGCCCCAGGTTTGCAGGCGAAGCAATACGGCCAGTTGCGCTGCCAGGTGCGCGGCCTGTTGGCAGTGCTTCGGGCGGATCGGATCAACGATGATCCGTGCTTCGAACCGGCAAATCAGGCTGGTCTCGCCGGTACCGATATCAACCCCCGGTTCCATTTCCGCCATTTCAATGAACACCACCGGCAATGCGATGCGGTCCTTGATGTTGGGCCACGCCGTTACCGCTTTGATGCCGGACAGATTGCTCACCAGGTGCTGCTCAATCGCCTGATAAAGCTGGTCCAGACTAAAAGACTCGTCAGACATGGGGCGTCCCCCTCAGGTATTTCTGCAGCTCAAAGTTGAGCTCTTGTTGCAGGATCTCCAGCAGACGCGCGTCGGCCCGTTTGACCCAGGTGTCGAAGTGCGGACGGGCTTGCTCCAGCGACACCTTGGCTTTGGCCAACGGAAAGCGATCGCCGTTTTCCGCGACCCAACCCGAACTGGCACCACCACCTCGCGACACCGTGCTGTCGGGATAGTCGTCCGCGTTGAAGTGCTTGCTCGCGGTGCGGATCCAGATGTCGGGTTTGTTGCCATAGACCTTCTTGAGGAAGGCCCCTTGATACCGCCGCCCGGCCACCGACACGCCGCTGCCGGACTGCCTTGCTCGCCCGATTCGGCTTGACTCGATCGCGTTGAGACCAAACCACAACTTGCCGCTCGTGGCTCCCCCGGACACTGGGTAACTGCGCAGACGCTGACGCACCGCAGCCACCGCTATGCGCTCTTGCCGGCTGACGGCGCGGGCAATGTGCGTGCGCAGCCAACCCAGTGTCTTGTTGATCGCTCGCCGGTGCGCTGCAGCGGCTGCTTTCGGTACCAGCTTGGCGAAGTCCTGAAACGCTTTCAGGTCCGCAGCCGAGGACTGGATGGAGAGCATCCCGCCCCCGGCTGACGGTTTGAAGTAGCTGCCGACACTCATGCGCGCATCCTCAAAATCAAGGCGACCAGACCGTCACCGCTAGGCTCCAGCTGCAGCAGGTCATACTCGCCACCACCGTCCAACTCAGGCAGTTCGATGGTGACCAGCAAACCCTGCTCCAAGCCATGCGAATCGCTGACGCGAATCTCGAACCGAGGTTCGCGCAGGCCAGTGTTGAGCTTGCCGATCTTCGGCTGCAGCCAGGGCGCGGAGAACATGCCCAGCACAGGTTCCTCCCGGCCTTCGATCCGCGCGGTGTCGCCCAGGGTTTCGAACACCACCGCGTCGACCTCGGCGATCAGATCGCGAAAGCTCACGGTCAAAGCTCCAGCAGGATCTGTGCGAGCGGCCGGGTGCACAGGTGCAGCGGGTTGGATTGGGCTTCCCCGGCCATGCCTTTGTTGAACGGCATCGGTTCGATCTTGCTGTAGTACGGCACGCCATCAGTGTTGACCGTTTCCATGTAGTCAGCCGGCGCGAACACCGAGATGTAGAGGTCCGGCACTCCTTCGGGAATCAACAACGCCTTGTCGTCATGGATAAAGGTCACGCCCGCGATCTTGCCGCGATAGCGCTCCCAAACGATGCCGCCAAACTCGAAGCTTTCGCGAGCGTCACCGCGTAACGCTGCCGCCTGCTGGGTGTTAAGAAAGGTCTCTTTAACCTTTTCGTGAGTGATCAGCTTGTTCCAGAAGTTCTTGCCACAGAACGCCCGCGAGCCGCTGCTGGTGATGCTGCCCAGCGCGTCTTCTTGCAGATCGAGGGCTTCACCGCACTGGACGCGGACCTCGGTATCGGGGTTTGTGAGGCCCATCGACATTTTCTTGCGGGTGACACCGAAGACCTTGTAGATATCGAGTAAAACCGTTTTGCCGTCTGCGTCGAGAATCTGACCATTGAGCGCGCCCATGCGCTGGAACTCATGCGTGGCATCAAGCTGTCGACGCGCTTTTGCCAGGCGTTTGTTGACCACGTCCTGCACAGCCTGCAACTCGGAACGTGTACCAAAGGCACGGATGCCTTGGATCTCATCAGCCTTGATCGCAAAGCGCTGTGGCAGGTGCACGGTGTTGAACGGGATCAGGTTGCGTTTGGTCCCAGCCACCACCAGACCGGACGTACCACGCTCCCCCGCCGGCACCAGTGCCAGGGTGTCACCGTCCTTTTCGATTTGCACCGTCAGGGTGGTGATGCCTTCTTCCTGAAACAGGCCGAGGCTGCTGATGCGACCCGGCAGGTATTCCTGTTCGTTGATGGCGGCGGTCAGCGAAGAGACCGAAAACGCGTCATCGTTAAAGATTTCAATGTCAGCCATGAAGCTATCTCCAGAAAGCAAAAAACCCGCACTCGGCGGGTTCGGTAATCAGGGGGATCGTCTTAGCGGACGATCAGGAAATGGGTGGCCAGCGCCTTTTCAGCGGCCGGATCCAGACCGGTGAGATGGGCTTCGCTGACCTCGGCCAAGCGCACCACGGCACGGCCGCGACGGACCACATCGGACTCGCCCAGTGGACCGTAGAGAATGGCGATAGCGTTTTCGCTGCCGTCTTCGGCGGTTGGGTTGTACGGGGCGAACTCACCGCTAATGCTCACCAGGCCGAGGATCTGCCCCGGCTCCAGCGCAGGCCCTGCCGCGACATTGATGGCTTCGCGGGAAATGGTGCCGGGGGCTTCGGACAGGAGGAACTCGCCTGCATGCATCGGCTCTCGTTGAATCGTCATCGTCTTGCTCCTGTAGCAGATTGAGGTTTAGCGGTGCGTGCGGCTTGGCGCGCCGACCAGATAGAAGGTTGATCGATTTGCTTGGCCTGTACCTTTGGCGGTAGGTCTGCGTCCAGCGGCAGGCTGTTGTCGATTTCGAAGCCCTTGCCGCTGCCGACGAGCTTGTCGAACAGACGCGCCCGAACTGCCGCCGCATCCAGACCGGCAGCGACGTACTCCGCACTGAACTCTGGCAAGCGCGCAGCCACACACAGGTCATTCACCGCTTTGGCCCGTGTCAGGCCCGCCTGGACGATCTCCTCACTTTCGAGATTGGTCGAACTGAGCAGCGGCGCGACTAGGTTGCTGATGCCCGCCTCCGCGCAACGCTGGGTGATCATCAGCGCCAATTTGGCCGCATCAATCACCGGCGGTGTCGGAGCGGGGTCGACTGGCTCTAACTCCGGATCCGGTTCGGGTGGTTCGTCGAGCTGGGCGAGCAATTCGGCCGGCGCGTGCTGGTAACGCTGCAGCACACCACCTTGGCCGAGGCACGCCTTAACCTTGATTCCGTCACCAACTTCATCGGCCAGCCCCAAGGCCACGGCTTCGTTGGCCGTCAGCCAGGTTTCAGCGGCGACCAGTCGCCGCAACTCGGCTTCATCAATGTCCGGCGCCTTCGCCTTGTAGGCCGCGATGATCGCTTCCATGGTTTGGTCGAGGACGTCGGCCACCTTGCGGAAGTCTTCGGCGTCCCCGGCCGCGTAGGTCCATGGGTTGTGAATCATCAACATGGCGTTGGCTGCGATGACAACCTTGTGCGCACCGCACACCGCGACACTGGCGGCACTGGCGGCCAATGCATCGATACGACCGGTGCAACGCTCGCCCAGACGCGACAACGCGTTGTGCATGGCCAAGCCGTCAAACAGGTCGCCGCCGATGCTGTTGAACGCAGCGATTACCGGCGAGACGCCATCGTCCATGGCGCGCAGATTCTGCACGAACTGATTGGCGGTGATGCCCCAGGCGCCGATCTCACCGTAGACGAACACTTCAATGACACGTTCAGCGGCCTCGCCGTTGGCCTCCAGGGCGTACCAGGTTTTATCCTGCACCTGGACTTGCTGACCCGCTCGGTTGTAAATGCGCGGTCGCGCTTGCTTGCTCATGGTTGCTCCTTGTCGTCGAGCTGCTCGACGGCTTCATGCGTGTTGTAGTTGAGGCCAAGGCGAACGGCCCGCTCGTTGTCTGCGGCGTTTTCCGCATCGACCGTTTCCGCGTCGTAGCCGGTGCGCAGGACCATCTCGCTACGCGAGGCAAAGCCGGCCTGCACTTCCATCCGGCGAGCCTGTACGTCCTGCACCGGCTGGATGTAGGCCCAACCTTGAGGCACCCAGCGAGTGCGCAGGTATTCGCGGCGACGCTGTGCGTAGTCATCCAGCACCAGTGCACCCGACAAGACGGCCATGTCCATCCACGCGGCCCGAACTGGGCGGCAGAGTTGATGGACATAAACACTGAATTGCAGCTGCTCGAGGCGACGCCGGAATTCGTTGAGCACCACGCGCAGCGCCCGGTCGTTGACCTCGCGCATGTCCCCCGTGAGGATCTCGTAGGGCGTGCCCGTTCCTGCAGCAGCGGCCATCAGTTGCTGCCGCATAAAGTCCGGGTAGTTGTTGCCGGCGTCCGGCGGTTTGGAGAACTCGACCTCTTCACCTGGCCCCAGCTCCTGCATGGTGCCGGGTTCCAGTGCGACCATTGGCGTGAAGCCGTCACGATCCAGGCTCAACGGTTGGCCGGTGACCGGGTCTCTCGGCACCGGTCCAGAGTCCGGCGCCGGCCGACTGATGAAACCGGCAAACAGGTTGGCCACTTCCTGACGGAACAACACGGCATCGTCGTAGTTGTCGAGACTGCGCAGGCGCTTCAGCACCGGCGACAATCGCGGCACGCCGCGCAACTGTCCGGGCTCGACCGGCTCGAAGATGTGCAGCACCTGAGCCGCCGGCACGCGCACCAACTGGTTGTAGCCCGCGTTCAGCGACGAGGCATCACGCGGATGCGACAGGTACATCCAGTACGCCACCCGCTTGCCGCTGGGCGTGAACTCGATCCCGGCGCGGATGATGTTGCCGCTCTTGGTGGTCTCGTATTTGTCGTGCGGTACGAACTCCGGAGCCAGTGCCTGAATCTGTAATGGGACCGCTAGGCCCTCGTCCAGACTGCGCGGTCGCAGGCGAACAAAGCACTCGCCGGAGGTCTCAACCGTGCGAGCAATCAGTGCCTGCTGACCGTAGAAGTCGGTGCGCTCATCCGCATCCGACTCATCGACCCAGTCGTCCCACAGCTCCTGCAGCAACTTGCGCAGGGCTTCGTCGTCGGTCTTGGGCCGTGGCGTAATACCGGTGCCGATCAGGTTGCTGACGCGCTTGTCGATCACGTTGTAGGCATACGGATCGTTGCGAACCGCCGCCCGTGAACGCGAACGCAGGTTGCGCAGTGCCGGGGTGTTGATGCTGTTGATCCCGTTGTCGGGAGCATCCCAACCAGTGGATCGGCGGCCCTCTCCGGCGCCTTCGTAACTGGCCTTGATGTTCGACGGCAACACGAATCCGTTACGGGTGAGCGTCGGATAGCGGGCCATTAGAGTCCTTTGCCTCCGTGGTACAGCCGAACCACGCGAGAGCGTGGCCCGGCAGCGCTAATCAGCGACGTGCGGATTTCTTCGCGAGCCTTGAGCAGTTCGTCGACCGTGCGGTACTCCACGGTGCGGTCGGTGTAGCGCACGGTTTTCTCACCGCGAGCGATGGCCGCCTCAACCGCGTCGAGGTGCTTCTGGGTAAATGACATATCAGCGTCTCTTCAGGTAACCGCTGCTGGAGCTGCGGCGTTGAGGTGGCGGTGCTGCCGGTCGCGATTGCACGACCGGAGCAGCGGGTTGCGGTACCGGTTGTGGTGCGGCAACGGGTGTTGTTGGCACCGGGTTACTGACGCGTTCGCCTTGAACAGGCTTGATGCCCAATGCTTCGTCGAACAGTCCTGACTGCGCCAAGGCCTGACGCACCCGCTCCCAGTCGTGTTCCTTGTAGCGGTTAAGACCCAGGTAGTGCGCCATGGCCAGGCAGTACACCATCAGGTCGAGCGCTTCGTTACGCTCAGCCTTGCCCTTGACCCATTCGATGCGCTTGTGGCCCCGGATGTAGCGGGCGACCTTGCGCTCCGCGACGCACTGGTCGAAGAAGTCGTCCGGCAGGTCATTGGCAAAGTGCAATGCACCCGGTCCCGATTCGAACGGGTAACGGTTGTAGATCCAGTCCTTGGCCGTGTCGGTACCGACGAACCACAGCTCGGCACCGTTGCGTTCGGTCTGGCCCTTCCAGGTCACATCGACCATCGACGGCCGCTGGGCAATCACCGGCTTCCCGGGCTTGCTCGCGCCCTTGATGGCGAACACGTTTCGCCAGCGGCGAACGCGGCAGAACTGGTAGACCTCATCAGTGTGGTGACCACCAGAGTCGACGGCCACCGCGAGAATGCCCAGACCGACACCGCAGGGATGGTGATATTTGGCCTTGAGTAATTCGTCCAGCGCAGCCCAGGTGCGCTCGTCAGCGGGATCGCCCGACACCACCTGGTAGTCGATGACCCAACGCTCCATGCCGACGCCCCAGCCCATCGCCATGAACTCCAGGCGGTTGGCCTGTACGTCGACGGCTCCGGTAACCATCAGCACCGCCGCCGGCATCGAGCCAAGGGTGAAGGCTTCCAACCTCGCCCGTTGTCTCAGCACATCGGCTTTGGTTTGCTCTTGGGCCGCGTCCCAGACCTTCGCCAGACGGGTGTTGTAGAACACCTGCATCGGTTCCAGATCGCCTTTGGCCTGGGCCTTCTTGGCCTTTTCGAATTGCTTGGCCAGCGACTTCCAGTCCATCCAACCCAGCGGCGAATACAACGCGTTGAGATGAAAGCCCACCGTCTCGCCGTCACCCTCGGCATGGGCACGCCATTCGCCGTTAGCGAGCATCTCGCCCTTGTGGTACTCCTCAATCAGCACGTCACACTCAGGCCCGGCGCATTGGTAATGCACCACACTGAAGTCCTGCGAGTAGTGCAGCCGTTCCCACTCCAGGGTCTGCATATAGCCGCAAGTCGGGCATGGCACGTAGTAGTGACGCTGGTCGCTGCCATCGAACAGGTCGGAGATCCGCGAGGCGCCCTTGATCGTCGGCGAGCTGGAGAAGTAGAACTTCGCATTGCGGCCGAAGGTGCTGCCCCGGGTTTCCGCCAGCTCAATGGGATCGCCCTCCTCACCGATGTCTACTTCCCAGCGATCGATCTCGTCGCCGTACACGTAGCGCGCCGACAGCTCCGACAAGTTGGCCGCCGAACCGGCAGTGGTGACATACAACGT